AAGGCATAGCCGCGCTGGCCCCCGAGCCTACCCAGAGCGTTGACAAGGGCCAGGAAGCGCTCGATAGGGTGCTGGCCAAGCCTGTGCGTGAGGCGCGTGCTGTGTACGATGCGCTGTGCCTGTTGCGTGGCCTGGATGTGGGAGATGCACGCTATGTGTACGCCGAGTTGCACAAACTGTTCGGGGGCTAAATGGAAACAATTCTTGCAACGATTCTGTTGGGTGGTATTGGGTTCATTGTCTGCGGCCTTGTGTTCGTTGGGCTGATGCACCTGTGGTTCTGGATGGACGAGGACGAGCGGAGGGATAGATGAACAAGCTGATTAGAAGAGAAGACACCGTTAAGCACTTTATTCCCATTGGCAGCCTTGAGTTGAAGTTAGTAGTAGCAAAGGCGGAGGGATACGCAATCAGAGAAGACAAGACAAGGTATCACCATGTCGTTGATGGCACAGTTATCACATCAGTGGATGAAAGCAAACCCACTTATTACTACTACAACGACAGGCCGTTGCCCATGTTTGATCCGTATCGCGTAGCAATGGAGTTTTATTTGAAGGAGAAGGTATGAGCCAAAAGATGGTGGACTTTTACTTTGAAAAAACCCGCGACACTGTAGACCAAGACTGGCCCGATAGTTTTACCGGTGAAGATGTTGCCAAAACTTTGGGCGTGGAACAAGTGAGGTATAGGATTTACTACAGCAAAGACGATCTTACGTTGCGCCTGTTTGTGTTCCGTCCGCACTGTACCCATCACGAAGCGCAGAAGATGTTGGGCTTGGGGTTTGTGATTGCAAAGCCCGATGACGCAGACAACATCCCAAATAAATTTAAAGAGGTGAACGCATGACCCCAAAAATCAAAGACCTAATTAAAGCAACTGGGTGTGCTGATGTGGGTGAATTGTTTGATCGGTCGATTCGGCTGGGTAGTTTTTTACACCAATTTAAACAGGAGCATGGCCGCCCCATGAACGCAACTGAAATGAAATACCTTGAAGCAGTGTTACACGCTACACCACAGGAGAGAACATGAAAGACGCAGAGGACGAAGCATTTGAGCAGTTGGCCTTGAAGCAGGGCCAATGGGAACACACCAGCGGCTGGCGCAAGAAGCAGATCGCACACATGGATGTCCACTCACACCCCGCAGAGTTTGTACACCTACACCGCAACGACACGCTGGAGGAGGTGGCTGTGGAGTTGGAGACAAAGTTCACTTTGCCGTTTGGCCGTGATACGGTGCAAAGCTTTGCTCAGTACATCCGGGGGATGAAGCGATGAACCAAGACCTTATTAAGTTGATTGAACGCAACGGGTTGACTTTGCATGGGGACATTGAACACTTTGCAGAACTTGTCCGTGCCGATGAGCGTGACAGGGTTTATGCCGAGCAGATGGAACTGCCCACCCCACGGCTTACAGGTAAGTTTTCAATCACTGCGGGGAAATTTAAATGCACAGGTTGCACGGGTACATGGACAGACCGTGAAGATGCCAAACACCATTCATGCAAGGACTACCAATGACTATTGATAACAGCACAGGGAAAGACAAAGAATTCTACAACCTTGGAAAACAAATGTTTGATCGGATACAACCCCTCAAACCCATCAAGCCGTACAGTGCCGCAATTGAGGCCGACATTGAGTTGATGTGGGAAGTAAACAGCGCCGACATTGAAGCGTTGGAGGATGCCAAGATGACACTGAACGTTATCAAAGAAGTAGAGCCGGGTACTTTTGACAAGATCATTGACGATTCTTTGGCATTGATAAACAAAGCATTGGGCATGAGTTACTCCGATGCAATGGAGAGAGTGATGGACAGCGCAAGGAGTATGAAGAAATGAACAACCCACCAGCATTTCCAGGCAAACAAAAAGCACTGCTCATAAAGTCTGAACATTCAGACATTGCCAAACAATATGAGATTGACCAAAACGGCATGACCCTGCGTGATTACTTTGCGGCAAAGGCGATGCAAGGACTGCTGTCAGACCCTGACTGGCGGCAGGACATGGACTTTGAAGAGACGGCCCACGCCGCATACAAACAAGCGGACGCAATGCTGAAGGCGGGGGAAGCATGACACCACCCGTGAAAAACTATGTTCCTCTTGTGCCAGACCACAGACTGGTGGAAGTCATTCGAGGGTATATATCAGAGCGCTCAGACGAAACAACCCGGCCCGATCTCAACAATGAGCACAACTTATTGGAATTGGCAAGGCTGATTACCGATGAGTGCCAAGCAAGAATCCCATTGTGGGAATTGGAGAAAGAAGCATGAGCAAAAGAAAATTTGAATTTCATCGTGTGTTTGACAGAAACAACGATTTGTTTGAGTTTGCTGAGAACGATTGCAACAGCTATTTCTTTGAATATGACAGAGATGATGATGTGCTGATTGTCAGAACAAACACAAACGACTCAGAAAATCCATTGCCCGAAGAGGTGATAAGGTTTTACAAGCCCAATCGCATGATCGTTGAGTATTTGGATGAACTGCCATGAAAATCTCCGCACAGAACAAATTTGATTTGGCCTTGCACGATGTACCGCTGTGCGCTGTTTGCAACACGCCAGTGGAGCGCATGGATTCCGAGTACGACATCAACCAATATCAAAAGCGGTTTCGTGTTTACTGCCACGGACAAATGGAGGAGGCGTTTCTTAACGACATGGACATTTGGAACGCAGACAGCATCCGCATGGGTCAGGCATTTATTGACAAGCTACCGCAACCACAACTGGAGAACAAATAATGAGCAAAAAACTGCGTTTACACCTGTACATAATCCTCACGCCATTTGTTGTTGGAGCGGCGCTTGAGTTCTTGCCGCCTTGGTTGGCTTGGCCTATTGTGTTTTTGGGGGTGGTGACTTGGCTTGGCTCTTGCCTCATGTACGGGGAGGTGGATAAGACATGAGCGACTTCAAGTCTGGCTTTGGCCTAGCGCCCATCAAGAAGGAGGGCGGCATTGCTGACCCCGATGAATTCACCTGGGAGTGTGACTGCGAAGCCTGTGCGCTCAAGTACCAGAAATGGAAAGAACTGTTTGACATTCAACAAAAAGAACTGAGAGGCGAGAAATGAATACAGAGAGCGATCACCAAGCGGATGCGGCTAGGTACACATTCTTCAATCAGCCCAAGGCGGTAGGCTGGTGGTTACTCCCAGGAGGTGTAAACGGCATTGGGGTTAACTGGCCTTGCTACAAGAAACCCCGCTGGCTCACCATCAAGCTGATGGATTGGTTGTTGGAGTTTAAATACAAGGAGTCAGTATGAAAGCACCACCAGGAAAAGGCGCTTGCCTGATGATGGCAAAGATCACCTACCCCCGCAACCAGGAACTAAGTTGGAAGTGGTTGCTTGCATGGGGCTTCTACGATATGTATGTTGATGGATGGTATGGAGGCAAGGCATGAACAAACCAATTACACCCAAACAATTTGTTTCTGACGTTTTTGGAATGATGGAAATGATGGTTGAAGAAGCAGTCTTGGCCGAGCGTGAGGCGTGTGCTGCCATCCTTGACGCAAACGCTATGGCATGTGAAAGCCCCATCATGCGAAGTCTGTTGCAATCGAACGCCCAAGCGATTCGGGTAAGGGGACAAGCATGACTAAAGATGACGCATTGAGAATGATGTTAGGGCCGTTCAAGGCGTGGCGTGATGTCCCAGGCAATGAGGATGTCGTTGAGGAATTGACAAAAATAATTAACGCAGTCGAAAAGGTATTGGAACAGCCAGAGCAAGAGCCTGTGCCGACATTAGAAGACCTTGAGCAAGAAATCTATCAAAACACACGGAATTTTATATCTCGTGATGTTATGGAGTGGATGCTCAGGCGTTACTACACCCACCCACCACAGCGCACATGGGTAGGGCTGACGGATGAGGAGATTAACGAGTGGACACCTGAAATCCATGGGGTAATCCGAGCAATCGAAGCCAAGTTAAAGGAGCTCAACACATGACACCAAAACAAGAAGATGCGTTGCGTGATTATCTGCAAGAAATCATAGTGCCATTGATTGAAGAAGTACTTGTCAAGAAGTTGGGGCAAGCCATGACTTTTGCAAAAGAAGAACTTATTAAGCCAAAACGTGAGTGGGTAGGGCTGACGGATGATGAGATTGCTTTGATACACGCCGATAACCCACACCCGCAAGGATTTGCCCGAGCTATTTTGGCAAAAAGTAAGGAGAAGAACTGTGGATAGCACCGACAAAGACAAGTCTGCGTTTAAATCTTGGTTGGCTTGGTATTCGTCACCACCAGAAAACTGGAATGAAAAATACGGGGATGCGTTTGTTTGGACAGCGCAAGAGAAAGCATTGATGCAACAACTTAAGGAGAAGAACACATGAAAGGTGGAGCAAGACCGGGGAGTGGGCGCAAACCCACATTGATTGACGAGCGCCGAACACTGGTGCTGCACGGGCAGGGCATGTCGATGCGAGAGATTGCCGAGCGGTTTGGTGTTAGCCTACAGGTCATCAAATACTTTTTTAAGAAACGAAGGAAGCAACATGGCCATGACCCCCGAACCGTGGTAAAGTAAAGACACCGGAACTACGAAAGTTTTTATGACACCAGAACAACGCGCCATCTGGATGGCGGGGCGTACCAAACATGGGGGGTATCTCGGCGGAAAAGAACGGCCTGAGCACTATGTGTGGCGGACAATGTTGGCGCGGTGCTGCAACCCCAAAGCAACAGGGTTTAAACACTATGGGGAACGCGGTATAAAAGTATGCAAACGCTGGTACAACTACGCCGCGTTCCTTGCCGATATGGGGGAACGCCCTTCATCGCAGCACAGCCTTGAACGCAAAAACACCAATGGGGATTACAAACCAAGTAACTGCTATTGGGCAACACGCAGTATTCAACAAAAAAATAAAACCAGCACCAAGTGGTATTCAAACGGCACGTTTACAGGGACACTTGTTGAGTGTGCAGAATATCTTGGCATAAGCAAAGCACTTGCGCACTGGCGGTGGAAAAACCACGCAACTTTTATGAAAGGCCAAACATGGCGTCAACTCCAGAAAGTCGCGTAAAGAAGGCAGTCAAGCGACTGCTCGATGACAACGCGGTGTACCACTTCTCGCCTGTGCAAAACGGCATGGGCAGGGCGGGCATACCAGACATCATCTGCTGTTACTTCGGCACGTTCATCGCCATCGAGTGCAAGGCGGGCAAGGGCAAGACCACCGCGCTGCAAGACATGGAGCTGGCCAAGATACAGCAGGCCGGGGGTACGGCACTGGTCATCAACGAGGAGAACATTGACTTGGTTAAACAAACTTTAAAGGAACTGCTATGCGAATAACACAAGAGGATATAGAGCGCCGAGTGGCATCTATGTCCGATGCCCAGAAGGACCACTTCAAAACGCTGGTGTACGCACTGCTCCAGTGCTACGCCGAGGACAAGCACGCTGCTGTCATTGTGCTGGGGGACTTGACCGATGAGAGCGCCAGCGTGGTCACAGTCAACTGCAACGAGATGGATGCCGCCACGCTGCTGCTGGCAGCGGACGACTTTTTCAACTACGTCAACATGCGTGAAGCACCACCCAAAGAGGCCATGAATTGACAGCACTACAGTACCTCAACACCCTACGCCCGGCGATCCCCATGTCAGCAGAGCACCCATGCACACAGATGAGCAACGGGGAGTTGCGCAGGCACATCCAGCAAGGCGCTGTGCTGGTTAACGGGGAGCGCATAGACCCCAACGAGACGATCGACTTCCCCGTTTTTTCTTTGGTCTTTTTCCCAAAGTCCAACAACCGCAAAACAACACTGGTCTAAAGGAACGCAATGACAAAACCATTTGAACGCGCCATCGTGCTGGACTTTGAAACTGCCTGGGGGCGCGGCGTGAAGCTGGGCTTTTCTTGCCAGACCATGGAGGAGTACATACGCGACCCCCGCTTCAAGGCGTGGGGAGTGTCTTGGAAAGAGCTGGGCGGCGAAGCGCCCGCAGTATGGGTGCCACGCAAGGACTTGCCTGAATTCTTCAAGTCAATCGACTGGAGCACCACCGCTGTCATGGCACAGAACGCAGGGTTCGATGTGTCGATAATGGAGTGGCACTACAACGCACACCCAGCGTTCATCATGGACACGCTGTCTATGGGCCGGGCACTGCGCGGTGTGGAGGTGGGCAACAGCTTGGCCAAGCTGGCCAAAGACCTGGGCCTGCCGCCCAAGGGGGACGGGCTGTCGCCATCCGAGAACATACTGGACGAGCTGCCAGAGGATGTGGAGAGCGTGCTGGCCGAGTACTGCTGCCACGACACATGGCTGTGTGAACAGATTTTCTTCGGGCTTGGTGGCTGGGGCTACCCCACAAAAGAACTCAAACTCATCGACATGACGCTCAAGATGTACACACGCCCGGTGTTGCAGCTTGACCAGAAGATGTTGATACAAGCATTGTCAGAGGAAGGAAACATACGTGAAGCGCTACTACAACGTCTTAACATCGATGAGTCTGAGCTGGCGTCAAACCCTAAGTTTGCGCAGATTCTTACAAACCTTGGCGTTACGCCCCCGACAAAAATCAGTAAGACCACAGGCAAACAAACGCTTGCCCTGGCAAAAAACGATGCGCTCTTCCAAGCCCTCCTCAATGGCTCGAACGAAGATGTTGCGCTCCTTTGCGAAGCGCGTCTCAAAGTTAAATCCACCACCGAGCGTACAAGGGCTCAGAGATTCCTTGACATTAGTCAACGCGGCCCCTTACCAGTCCCTCTCTCCTACTACGGTGCGCAGACTGGCAGGTGGACAGCGGCCAAGGGCAGTGCCATCAACATGCAAAACCTCAAGCGAGGTTCGTTCCTACGTAAAGCAATTATGGCTCCCGATGCACACCAACTCGTCGTCGGCGACCTCTCGCAGATTGAGCCGCGAGTACTCGCGTGGCTGGCTGACTACAACGATATGCTCGACATCTTCCGGGCTGGAGGTGACCCTTACGCGGCATTCGGAGGTCAGATGTTCAACATACCCGGGCTTACTAAAGAGTCTCATCCCGACCTGCGGCAATCTGCCAAGAGCGCGTTACTGGGCTGCGGCTATGGTCTGGGCTGGGCGTCGTTCGCGTCACAGCTTCTTACGGGATTCCTTGGCGCTCCCCCCGTTCGCTACTCGAAAGAGTTTGCTAAAGCACTGGGCGTCAACCCGGAATACGCGCAGCGCTTCTTAGACTGGGAGGAGAACGTCACAAAGCTGGAGGAAATCCCCCACACCTGCACCGAAAAGGAACTGCTGATTCACTGCCTTGCGGCCAAGAAGATCATCGACATCTACCGGGCAACCGCCGCGCCTGTGGTGGAGCTGTGGGACTTGTTTGGCCAGCTCATTGAGCGCAGCCTGTACAACGGCAAGGAGTACACGCACAAGTGCCTGACCTTCAGGAAGGGGGAGATCATCTTGCCAAGTGGTATGAGTTTGTTGTATCCTGATCTCAAGCCAGTCAAGGATGACAAGGGCCGGGTGCAGTGGGTGTATGGCCCCGACCAGACCAAGCTATATGCTGGTAAGATAACGAACAACGTCACGCAGGGCGTAGCAAGATGCGTGATGACAGACGGGATGCTTCGCGTAGCAAAACAGTATCCAGTCAAAGGGACAGTGCATGACGAGCTGATCGCCGTTGTGCCTGACGATGAAGTAGCCACCGCTAAGACATGGGTCTTGGCGCAGATGACTATGGAGCCGAAGTACTTGCCGGGGATACCCCTGGCCGCTGACGGTGGTGCGCACCGTCGTTATGGGTTAGCAAAAAATTAAGGAGAAGCAATGACAGTTAAGCACAGACAGATACCGCGCAAGATGCGCGTGGGCAGCAAGACATACTCGGTTGAGGTTGTCGAGGCGATGATCGAGAAGAACCTGATGGGGCGCACGTACTACCCCGACAGGAACATCAAGATCGGACTCAAGAGCAACAGCACCGGGCGGGTCTACAAGCCCACCGAAGTCCACGACACCTTCTGGCACGAGGTGGTGCACGCCATCTTGCACGACATGGGCGAGGACAGCTTGAACAGAAACGAGCGCTTCGTGACCCGGTTCGCCAACCGCTTGACCAAAGCAATAGAGACTGCGAGATTTTGATGAAGCAAGTCACATGGAGCCACAGCGCTCTCAAGGATTTCGAGGGGTGCGCACGCAGGCACTACGAAGTCAAGGTGCTCAACAACTACCCGTTCCAAGAGACGGAGGCCACGCGCTACGGCACGAGCTTTCACACAGCAGCGGAAGTCTACATTCGGGACGGCACACCGCTGCCCCCTGAGTTTGAGTACGCCACGGCTGTGTTAGATGCGCTCCTGGCCAAGCCGGGGAGGAAGCTGTGCGAGTACGAGATGGGCATCACCCCGGACTTGCAGCCGTGTGACTTCAACGAACCCAAGCGCTGGGTCAGGGGTATCGCAGACTTGCTCATCATTGATGACGACAACCTGACCGCCTCAGTGCTGGACTACAAGACGGGCAACAACAAGTACCCAGACCGTGACCAGCTAAAGCTCATGTCCCTCATGGTGTTCAAGCACTTCCCCCATATCCGCAAGGTGCGTTCAGCGTTGCTGTTCGTGGTCAAGAACGATATGGTCAAGCACACCATGACCGTGGACGAAGCCGATGCTGAGTGGTGGCGCTATCGTGAGCGTGTGGCCAAGCTGGAGTCCTGCTATGCCACAGGCGTATGGAACCCCACCCGCACCCCGCTGTGCGGCTGGTGCCCTGTGAGATCATGTGAGTTCAATCCTAAACACTGAAAGGAAAAACCATGGCAACCCGTAACTACAAAGCTGAATATAAACGCGATCTGGAGACGGGCAAGTCTGGCCCTGGCTCCGATCAGCATGAGCGCCAACGCGCTCGGCGTGAGTACGACAAGAAGGGCATCGCCCGCACTGGCAAAGACATTGACCACATCAAGCCACTGCGCAAAGGCGGCAAGTCAGCACCGGGCAACCTGCGACTGCGTGCCAAGAAGGCCAACCAAGGAGACAACAAATGACATTCGAGGAATGGTGGCGGACCATCACGGTCGCAGAGCAAAAGCTCATTGGCTACAACGTGGCCAGATTCGTTTGGGAACAAGCGATAGCGTTAGGAAAAAAATAAACCCGAGAAGCAAATGGAAATCATAGACAACAAAGCACTGCTGTTCACTACCCGCAACCCCAACAAGTACTGCATCATTCCAAAGCACAAAGTCTTGCCTCGCACGGATGGCGGCTTTGATGTTGCAGTCTACTGGGGGTTGGATGAGGCGCGTGTGTTGAAGAACCTTGGCGTCAAAGACGTACCCTCGCCCATCGTGCGCAAGTACCCCTGGCCTGGGCGCTACAAGCCCATGGCACACCAAGTCGAGACCGCTGCCTTCCTGACACTCAACCGCCGAGCGTTCGTGTTCTCCGAACCCGGCACAGGCAAAACGCTATCCGCACTGTGGGCAGCGGACTACTTGATGCAGCGCGGTGAGGTGCGCCGTGTGCTGATACTGTGCCCCTTGTCGATCATGGGGCCAGCATGGGTAAGAGACATCGGCAACAGCATCATCCACCGCTCTGCCATAGTCGCGCACCACCCTCAAGCTAGCAGGCGCATCGAGATGATCCAGCAGAACTACGAGATTGTCATCGTCAACTACGAGGGGCTGAACCTGATAGCCGATGAGATCAACGCCAATGGCAAGTTCGATCTGGTGATCGTCGATGAGGCCAACGCATACAAGACCGTCAGCACACGGCGCTGGAAGTCACTGGCGTCCATCATCAAGCCCAACACTTTTCTGTGGATGATGACGGGCACGCCTGCATCGCAGTCGCCTGTGGATGCCTATGGTCTGGCCAAGCTGGTCAACCCGGACGGTGTGCCCAAGTTCTTCACAGCATGGCGCGACAAGGTGATGAACAAAGTGACCATGTTCAAGTGGGCACCCAAGGCAGACGCCAAGGACATCGTGCATGAGGCGTTGCAACCAGCCATACGCTTCACCAAAGAGCAGTGCTTGGACTTGCCCCCTGTCGTGACCACCACACGTGAAGTGCCGCTGACCCCACAGCAAGCCAAGTACTACAACCTTCTCAAAGAGCGCATGGTGGTGCAGGCTGCTGGCGAGACGATCAGCGCGGTCAATGCGGCGACAGCGGTAAGCAAGCTGTTGCAAATCAGTTGTGGTGCGGCGTACACCGATGACAAAGAGGTGGTTGAGTTCGATGCCGCCCCCCGCCTGGGCGTGTTGGAAGAAATTCTGGAGGAGACCAGCCGCAAGGTCATCATCTTCGCACTGTTTCGCTCAAGCATTGACGGCATCCATACGCATCTGCTCAAGAAGGGCATAGCCGCTGAGTGCATCCATGGTGGCGTGACAGCTAGCAAACGCAACGACATCATCCGCCGCTTCCAAGATACGCCTGACCCTCGTGTGCTGGTCATGCAGCCCCAGGCAACAGCGCACGGCATTACCCTGACCGCTGCCGACACTGTGGTGTTTTACGGCCCGCTGATGAGCGTGGAGCAGTACATCCAGTGCATAGCCCGTGCCGACCGCAAGGGGCAGAACTCAGACAAGGTGACCGTCATCCACATCGAGGGTAGCCCCATCGAGAAGAAGATGTTCAAAGCCCTTGGCGGCAAAGTGAGCGACAACTCACTGTTGACCGAGATGTTCACCCACGAAATTAAATCTTGAAAGGAGTTGCAAAGCCAAAAAATATGTGTACCATGTCCAACCTTAGACAAAACAAAAAGGAGAAGTAGATGAGTGATGAAGCAGTGCCCCTCGACAAATTGGCGAAGGTCTACCGCAAGATTCGTGACCGCATCGCTGTGCTGACACAGGAGTACGACACCCAAGTCGAACAACTGAAGGCCCAACAAGATGAGGTCAAGAACGCAATGAAAGAGCACCTCAAGGCGCTCGGCGCAAGCTCAGTCAACACGCCGCAAGGCACGGTGATTATGAGCATCAAGACACGGTATTCGACAGACGACTGGGATTCGTTCAAGGAGTTTGTCAAGACCGAAGACGCCATCGACTTGTTCGAGCGGCGCATCCATCAAGGCAACATGAAAGTGTTCCTTGAAGACAACCCCGGCAAACTCCCGCCTGGACTCAACTCCATGCACGAGTACGACGTTTCCGTTCGCAAGCCTTCCAAGTAACCCCAGGAGAAACCTATGAGCAACGTAGCTCTTTTTAACCCTTCCCAAGTCCCCGCCTTTGCACGCAAGGGCGAGTTGTCCGATATTGCCAAAGCCCTTGCAGGCGGCGGTGCTGGCCAGTCAGGTGAGCGCATCTCCATCAAAGGCGGTGTGTTCCGCTTGCTCTCGGGCGGCAAAGAAATCGCTGCCATTGAGGAGCGCTACCTCGATGTGGTGATCGTCAAAGCCGCGCCCAAAGTCGCACGTACCTTCTACATGAAGAAGTATGACGGCGAGACCGCAGCGTCCCCCGACTGTTGGAGCAATGACGGCGAGACCCCAGACGCCAAGTCCAAGAACCCCCAGTCAGATACCTGCAACGGCTGCACCCAAAACATCGCTGGCTCTGGCACAGGCAACAGCCGCGCCTGCCGCTACCAACAGCGCCTTGCTGTGGTGCTGGCCAATGACATCGAGGGTTCAGTCAAGCAGTTGGCTCTGCCTGCCACCTCCTTGTTCGGCAAGGAAGTCGGCGAAGACCGCCCATTGCAGGCGTATGCCCGCTGGTTGGTGGCCCAAGGCGTTGACCCCAGCACCGTTGTGACCCGCATGAAGTTCGACACCAAGGCCGAAGCGCCCAAGTTGTTCTTCAAAGCCATGCGCTGGCTGACCGATGAGGAGTACGCCGAGGCCACCAAGCAAGGCGAGTCCGAAGATGCCAAGCGTGCCGTGGTGATGAACGTGGCTGCTCAAGACAGCGTGCCTCCTGCCAACCCCCTGGGTGGCACACCGCCCAAAGCGGCCAAGGCCGCGCCTGCTCCCGTTGCTGAAGAAGAGGACGAAGCACCTGCTCCCGCCCCCAAGGCCAGCAAGAAGCCCAAGACCGAGCCTGTGGCTGACGCGGACGAGGAGCCGACCGTGAAGAAAGAAGAGAAGAAGCCCAGCGCTGTGCCCGGTAAGAAAGACTTGGCATCTGTTGTGGCCGATTGGGACGATGAGTGAGGCCAACATGAAAGACAACAAAGAAGAAACCTTCATGCAGACGGTGTACGTGCTCAACGGCGTCACCTATGTGCCGCACTACCGCAATCCCTCGGTCTTTGTCGGCCCAGGCTACCCGCGCTTCACACGCCAGCGTTACTCAGACACCGAACTGCGCAACGCAGGTGCTCAGCAAGGGGGCTTCCCGTTGTGGAAGCGTAGTACCTACGGTGTTGTGACAGATCAGCAACCTTGAACCAGCGGGGGCTTCGGCCCCTGCATTTAGGAGAATCGAATGGATAGAGAGCAGAAATTTTGGCTTTGTATTTGGGGCATGGCGCTGACGTTTTTATTGGCAGTAATTATTGCTTGCACCATCGCCAGCTTTGACCGCCGCGACAAGTGGGACAAGGCAGTGAGCAACGGCGCTGACCCGATGGTGGCTACCTGTGCTTTGTACCAAGCAGACACCCACGGCGAGACGGCAATCTGCACAATCTTGGCGCAGAACCGCAAGTGACATGGCCTACTCAGAAAAAACAATCAACGCAATCATGCGTGCGCCCAAGACGCTGGGGAACCAGCTAGGTCGATGGGCCGCGCATCACAACTTCTCGGTCGTGCGCATCTCCAAAGCCTTGGGGGTGTCGCGCCAGACTGTCTACAACTGGTTTGAAGGTGGCGACATCTTCCCCGCCTACGAGTTCCGGGTCGAGACCATGTTGAAATTCTTACAAACCGCCCACTCAGCCGATGACGCCTGGAGAAAAATATGCGCACACTACAACCTCGAACCATGACCAACAGCGAACTCATCCGCATTGCGGCAGACGAACTGGACTCACACGACAATATGCCCCGCGAATGGCAGCTTGAATTGCTACGCCGCTTCACGGCGCTGGCACCCAGCGACGAGTACCCCCCCAAAGACCCCCAGCAACTCGACCTGTTTAAATAAGCCGAAGGACACCCATGACCCCGCTTGAATTTCTAGCGGTCGTTTTGCCGTCCCCGGAATACGGGTACTACTGTGCGGCAGAGCTATCAACAAAACAAAAGGAGCACATCTATGTCACAGCGCTTGAGGAGTTTTACCCCACTGTAGATCGTTGGGTCGATGAGGAGAAGAACGTCTTCTTCGCCCTGGCCACGTTTGAGAACAACACCAGCCGCAAGGCTGAGAACGCCGCCTTCGTGAAGTCCTTGTTCATCGACATGGACGGGTACGCATCCAAGCGGCAAGCGGCCCTGGCACTGCACGCCTTTCTGGTGGAGACCGGGCTGGAAGAGCTGGGCATGCCCTGGGTGGTGGCATCAGGCGGCGGTCTGCACTGCTACTGGCCCTTCACCAAGGCGCTGCCCAAGGATGACTGGAAGCTGATCGCTGAGAGTTTCAAGCGACTGTGCAAGCAGTGCAAGCTCAACATCGACATGACGGTCACAGCAGACGCTGCCAGGGTGCTGCGCATCCCCGGCACACGCAACTTCAAGGAGAAGTACCCAACCCCTCGGGAAGTCAAGCTGATGACCGAAGGCGCTGTGTTCGACCCCGAGATTTTGTCCGACCTGATAGTCAGCAAACTGGTCATTCAGCCTGTGCAGCCAGCCAAGCTGGACTTGCCGGGCAAGCGTCCCGATGCCGCCCCAGTACCGACAGCGACCACGGCCAAGATGTTTGAGAACAGCATCACGAAGTTCAAGAACATCCTGGTCAAGACCAAGGCAGGCAATGGCTGCGCCCAACTCAAGCACTTTGTTGAGAACGCCGAGGAGGACGGCATGGAGCCGCTGTGGCGTGGATGGTTGAGCATCGCTCAGAAGTGTGAGGACGGCGGCAAGGCAGCGGCATGGCTGTCAAACCTGCACCCATACCCACAAGAGCGCATGGAGCAAAAGCTGCGTGAGATCAAAGGGCCATACCCCTGCGTCAAGTTCGACAGCGAGAACCCAGGGGTCTGTGACGGGTGTCAATTCTTTT